AAGCACCGAACTTACACGAAATCATTTCGTTATCATCAGCAGAGAAAAGAGAGATAAGAGCAGCACGACGAATACCACCAGCAAGAACCGCATCTGCAATATGACAGATAATATCGTGGACTTCTAATGGAGTTAGATTTTCACCATCGTGCTTTAGTTCAAGGATAGATCGAATTTTCTCAATACAAATACGAAGCGGTTCTGGTCCTGGTGCCTTACCACCTGATGTGATGAGACGAGTTCCCTTTGGACGAATGTCTGAATAGTCAAAACGAAGTGATGAACCGCTGAAAAAGTATGACTTTACAACTGCTTTGATTGCATCAGCCCAACCTTCAATAGAATCACCGACGAGGAATCTACGTTCGCGGTCTTTCTTTGGTTTGTGAATTGGTGGTAGCTTTTCAACGTGATGTTTTTGAACGGAGAAACCTACACCAGTTCCACCGAGAAGAAGAAACATTACTTCACCAAAGGCGCGCCAGTCGTCAATCGGTAAATAAGAACAGTTATAGATTCTTGATGGATTGATTTCAATTGGCTTACCACCAAATTGAAGTGATCGCATGGACGGAAGAACCTTCTTATCGTAGACAAACTTATACGCAGATTCAATTTCATCATGAAGTTGTGGGTATTTATTTTGGTGCATTTCTTTATTTCTTGTCACCAACTCTTCCCACGTCTCTCTCCGATTCAGTTCGGGTAAGTATTTCGCGTATTTTTGGAATACAGTAATATCCGAAAGAATTCGGTTGCTAATATCCATAGTTGTCTCCGATTATTTTTTTTCTAAAAACGTTTATTTTTGATTCCAAAGTTGAATCGTATAGAGATAAGTATGAAGTTTGAAAGAAAAAATCGGTGATTTTCTGAATTATTTTTTTACCCATTTTTCCCCATCCCACCATTCAAAGTTAGGATAGTTTGCCTTGAAATTGAACTGTTCATACCATTCACTAATATACAAATAAGGGTACGAATGTCCAAGTAGTTTATGGATGAAGTAATAACAAGTTAGGGGAGTTATTCCATTTTTCTTCATTCTACCACCGACTACGGTTGAGAAGAATGGAATATCATCAAACCAATTTAGAACCGCAAACACAGAGTCATCAAAGTAATAAATCTCGTGGTTGAATGAAAGGCAAGTTCTGATATAATCTTCTTGGTAATCGGGGTAAAGAAACTTACTTTCTTCAAATATCTTTTCCCAATCACCTTCATTTGATACCTTCAACTTTCTAACTTCATACCGACGAGTTCCTGATAACTCATCTATCTTTACACGAGAAGAACGGGATTGATACCATTCTCCGTTTTTTGTTGGTAGCCATCCTTTTTCAAAAAGTTCTTTGTAGGTTTCATCTTCGGGTGTTCCAAACACTTCACAAAGGTCTGCACCTGTTTCATTATCATACTTTCCGTTTAGATGGCTTATCCGTATTTTCATTTAGTTTCTCATCATACTCTTTTGACCTTTTTTCATTTGACTCACCAGCTTCTAAATCGGTGTGGTCATACTGCATATTATCCGTTTCAGGAGTTACCCATCTTGGATTTCTTTCAGCAGTCCAAAGAGTGTTATTATACATTCTGTTTATTACCACGTCTTCTTTTGTTGTGAATGAAGGGTCGTGGAGTAAAAGACGATTGTTTGGTTGTATCGCAAAGTTTCCATTGTCCATCGCAAGAACGTGGCCACACTTATGTTGAGACGGGTATTCAGAGAATAAAAAGTCTGTATCACCTGAATCTGTTGATGCACCCCAATCTAATGTGAACAAGTATCTTCCCTTGTATTTTTCTCTCCGACGGGAAATGAATGTCATATTCCTGTTTTTGAGATAAGGGAATTGAGTTGCTGCAACGTGATACGAGAATGAGTCCCATAAGACTAACTCATCAAGTGGTTGTTCTATTGCATCTTCTTTCCAAGAGAAAGCGTGTATTGGCATCCTCCACCAAAGTCCACCGTCTTGCATAACAAAGTGAAAGAGTGGGGCTTGTGCTGGAATTGATGCCATTCCAAAAATGATACAGGGGAACTTCTTATCGTGTGAGTCCCGTTGGTCTCGTAAGAAATTCCCACGTACCATTGCGTCTATTGGTGGGATTGGTATATTTAGGTAGGACATAACTTTTCCTTTTATGAAAAAGGGAACCGAAGTTCCCTTTATTATTTTCTATGTTGACACATTAGATTATGCTACCATACTTCTTATATGCTCGAAGTACCATATCTTCCACTGACTTTTGATTTGCAAAAACCTTAGTGAAATAATTTTTATTCATGGAGAGTTTCTGTACTTCAGCATCCATAGCGTCAACAAAATCGCCAGTTAACTTGTTGGAAATTGATCTAGGTAAATTACCATAAGTATTGTGAAAATCACTTGGCATTTTTGTTTTCCATTTATTCCAAGCTATGTCAGCAATCTGCTTTATAATCTTCATGTCTTCACCAGTTGGTGTGGCTTCATTGATGTTCTCACCAACATTCTTCTTGAATGCTTCTTGTATCTTTCTGCCTTCTTGTATTAGGTCTTTCATCTTCGACTCCAAAAAAAAAAATAATTTGGTTTATATGATATAAATATAGACCAACATTAGAAACCTTCAAGTTCTTTGAACTTTTGTGAAAGAGCTTTCTTTACCATACCTTCACCGGTCATAGATTGTGAAACAGATTTACCGATGTCAGAGTTAGGTTCAAAGATTTCAATATGTCCCGTCATTGTATTTATCTTACTTGGGAATGTCATACCATCAGGGCCGAATCGGTTCTTGATAATGTGCCATCGTCCTGTTCCACCAATCTTATCATTCAACTTACGAGAGAGGGACATAACAAAATCCGCAATCATAATTTTATTGTAAGATTCAGATACCTTGTTTCCTTCAATTACTTCGTCGTCGGTGGATGAGCGTGAAGATTGAGATGCAGTCCAAATTGGAATATCATACTCACCAGCAACACCACGTAGGTCTTCATAGATGTCATTTAGTTCCAATCTTTTATCACTAGCTTTTGCAGGACGGATAAGATCGGCATAATCAAGAACAATCATATCTGGTTTTTGTCCCTGATCTATACATTTTTGAATATGAGAGGTCAGAGTCGTTATTGATGCGGTTCGTGTTGGGTAATACTTGATAATGAGATTACCTTCAAGTCCTTCCATCACTTCTTGGATTCTCTCGCGAGAATGTTCTTCTCCGAGATTCTGAAATGGTATCTTTGTGAGATACGCATCAATACGTCTACCAACATAATAAGCATTCAATTCAAGAGTATAGTAAATAACGGTTTTTCCCTGTTTTACGGCATTTGCAGCAAGATTGATTAGACCCCAACTCTTACCACCACCGGCAGGAGCGACCAAAACGCCTAATTCTCCACCCGCCAAACCTCCCGTCATTATATCGTTTATTACGCCCCAGTTTGTGGCAACACAAGTTCTTGCACCTTCACTATATCTCTCTTCAACGTGAAGTTTGAAGACGTGTCCTATGTCCTTATCACTACCAGCCTTCAATGCCGAATCAATTTTTTTCTTTATCTGTTCAAACTTACCATTCTTCAGCAAATCAACCGATTCCAAAATCGCACACTTCATACGCTGATTTTTCGAGAACTCTATCACTTCACTCTTGACATATTCCAAGTCAGGTGAATTTTGAAGTTTATACGCCTCTTTGAGATTGTCTACAATTCCAGTACGGAGTAGTTTATCTTCAATCGGAACGAGAAGAGATTTGAAAACTTCTTGGGTTGGTTGAGATTTGAACTTACGATGGTAATCTAAAATACGTTCTACTATCCAGTTATTGGATTGGGATTCAAAGTATCCAGGTTCTAATAAATCACTGACTTGTCCCAAGAACGCCTTATCACTGATAAGACAGGAAATAACTTTTGTTTGAAACGTATGTCCGTATTCCGAAAGTGTATCTTGCATTTGTTATCGTTCGTATATGTTGGTTTAGTTATGACTACAATATACGAAAGTGAATTGAATTTACCAAATCAAAGTTCGTGTTCCCATTTGAAAAAATTTCCACGAATACCTTTTTTGTATTCCCGACCTGAAAGATGTGCCGATATACATGATGGGAAAGTGTCTAACGTCTCTGTCCATTCACGAATTGATTTACGTTGGCCAACATACTGTCCCGAAACACAAATAACATATCCTTTGAATCTTGAATTTTTTTCTCCCGTATGTAATTCACGCAATTTTTGTCTTCCCTCATCAGAGAATTGAATTTGACGTTTCACACCAATTCTTTTTGACGCGCGTTCTTCTGAATGTTTCACACCACGAAGGGACTCTGCTATTTTTTTACGAGTTTCCGGATTGTGTTTCTTCCCATAGAAGTGATGTTTTTCACCAAGTTGAGCAACCTTCATCTTTTGTATGCTTTCTTCGGAGTGTTTCTTTCCTTTACGGGATTGAGTCAATTTTTCTTTGTGTTCTGGACTAAGCTTCTTTCCAAAATTATAGTGGTTTACACCCCTTGCTGAAAACCCTACACTTCTATTGTGCATATTGTAGAAATTGGGATTATTACCTGCATCATAATAATTCAACCAATACTCTTCCCTCTCCATAAGTTGTTCAAAAGAAGAACACTCTTCAAGTATTTCTTTCTTGAAGTTTTCTTTCCCATACTTATTGATTGCATTTTTTATACAAATACCCGAACCAAGATAATTTGGGTTGTTGCGACCATCTCTACCAATGTATTGTTTACCATTCACCAAATTGGTGGTCTTATAGATGACCATAACGTTCTCCTATTCATTTGATATGTAGTTGTTTCTCTACTAATAAATATCAAATTGAAAAACAAAAGCCGTGGATTCGGAGCGATTGTGTAGGAGTCGAGAAACAAACTACGAATCAAATGAATTCCACGGCTATTATTTAGATACAAGACCGTTATATGATGTTTCCGGTATTGCGATGAAAACTTCTTCTGAATATTTATTTCCAAAATGTAGTATTTCATCTTCTTTTGATTCACCGAAAAGTAAATTCATTACCTTTTGGTTAAAAAGGTATTCGTCATTTTGTTTAGATATTAGAATACCCCCATTGTACCCCCAAACACCATCCTTACTTGATAATTTACTACCAAATTCGTGAGCAACTGTTTTAGATGTAGTCCAGCTCTGAATTTCCAAATGAGGTGTGTATTGTATTGGTTTCATACATTTTACATATTGGATTGAGCCAAATTTTATTTTTTTCCAATCTTTTGGTGAAGTTTTTTTCAATTTCAAAATTGTTTTTTCGTTTACAACTCGAATTCCGCGGTATATTGTTGTGCCATCTGGTGTTGTTGGTTTGAAAATGGAAGGAAATACTTTAGCAGCGTTTTTGAATAAATCCTCATAAGAATATAGATTATTTACAACCTTTTTATTATTAGAACCAACCCATTTCAAAAGAATTTTGAGTATTATCTCCTCATCTTTTGTATTTTGTTCAGAACCAGTTTTACCCTGCAAATTAACAATTTTGTTATAAAACTTATTATGTTTTTTATCACCAAATACAATATCACCAAACACTTTTTTGGGGTCTGTATCTAATTCCAATAATATGTCTTTCAGTTTTATCATACATATAAATATCACTCCCGAATCTTTTGTCTAAATCCATCCAGTGAATTGAAGTTATTGACGAGCCACTCATCCCAATTCGTTATTACACCACGAAGTTTATCTTGAAGACACATTGTTTCAAGTTGAATCTTATTTAGAC